GTCAATTTTCGACAAGCAGATTGTATAGTTGCAGACGTTGATAACTCAAGAACAGATGTTCCAGAAAATTGGATTACACTTGATCAATTGGTGCAGATGACACATGAATATGAGGTGTTTATTGTCCCATCAAAAAATCATAATGTTGTAAAATATGTTGAGAGGATGAGACAAGAAGAAGACGGCACAAAGAAAAAAATAACAGTTGAGCAAGCCGCAAGACCAAAATATCACTTATACTTTCCACTATCAGAAACAATAACAAACTTGGATGAAATAGAAAATTTATATAAACATGTCATCAACAAATATCCAATTTTTGATGGTGCATTGAAAGACGCTGCTAGATATATTGATGGGAATATAACAAACCCAAACAGAGAAGATGTACATTATCACCCTGGTGGTTTCATAGATAAATATTTTGACTATAAAAAATTTGAATTATCTCCTATGGCAGACCCAAAGAATTATACCGCAATAGAAGAAGGAACATTAGGAAGACACAATGTTTTATTGCAAAAATTAGGTCAATTGAAGCAAAAGGGTTTTACGAGACAAATGATAAGAGCGATGGCATATGAAATAAATAAAACATATAATCCACCAATTATTGATGAAAGATTGGAAAGAATAATTGAGTTTGCCCTCAAAGATATGGATACTGACCCGACTGAAATGTTAAGAGATATGCAAAAAGAATATCAACTCATATTATTAGGCGGTCAAAAATTTGTAATGAAGAATGATGATGTCAATGAGTTAATGAAATTTGATGCATTAAAAACAATGATGTTGCATAAAAAATATCAAGAACCAAATAAGACATGGGATAGATGTGTGTTTGATGATTGGGTCGAACATCCTGATACAATAAGATATGAAAGGTTGGAATTCTCACCAAATATAAAAACCACAGGTAAATTTGGTTTTAAGATATACAACCAATGGAGAGGTTTTAAGGTGGACCCATCACCTAATGGCTCTTGCCAATTATTCTTAAACCATATTTTTGAAGTTATTTGTAGAGGCAGGCAAGATGAGTATGATTACATATTAAATTGGCTTGCACATTTAGTTCAACACCCAACAAATAAATTAAAACATCAAACAGCACTTGTAATAAGGGGGGAGAGAGGGACTGGTAAAGGTACGTTTGGGGAGTTGTTAGGTGAATGTTTATTTGATCCATATAATTATCTACTTACTGCACAAAAATCTGATTTGTTTGGTAAATTTAATTCAGCATTAGCAGGTAAGGTACTTGTGTATGGGAATGAAATTGAATGGCCAGGAGATCCAGAGAGTGAGAATATATTAAAGGCGCTTATCACAAATCCTAACTTGAGAGTGGAGAAGAAATTTGCAGATGCTATTCAGTTAAAAAACTGCTGCCACTTTATTATAGATACTAATGGAGAGTGGGCTGCCCCAGTAGGAAGTTATGAGAGACGATTTGCTGTTTTCACCACATCACTTAAATATAGAGGAAATATACCATACTTTCAGGCAATTGAGGCAGAGATGAAAAATGGTGGTGCGGCCAAACTATTACATGTTTTACTGACAAGAAACATAGACAATGTAGATTGGACGAATATCCCTAAAAACGATTCTTATATTATGCAAAAAGAATTGAGCATGGATATTGTTGAGGAGTTTATTGATAGGCAAATTCAAACACTGCGAGAAGGGTATGACAAAACCATTTCACCAGATGTTGAACCTACATCCATATTTTCATATAAAAAAAATGGCGAGGTATGTATAACTCCACAACAATTACACGATATGTTCCATAGATATGTCAAAGAATATGGAAGCGCAAACGATAGAAATTATTATATTGGACATAAGCGATTTGATAGGAAGTTTAGGAATATATTATTTGGGGGTCAGTCATTCAAAACATGTAAAAAGATGTTAAATGGGCGCGACTATTATTGTTTCTATCCTATGCAAATATTTAGGGCGTGGAAAAAGTATGTTTCGGCATAATTTTGATTTTTCCTTTTTTCAAAAAAAAGGAAAAAAAGAGAAAAACGCAATAAAACTATATATGGTAAATAAATATAGTTTTTTTCCTTTTTCTCTTTTCCGGGATGAAAATCCTGCAGGGGTGCGGATTGCGCTTTTGATGACGTATTTCCTGTGATAGATAAAATATTCAATATTAGTTTTTAAAAAATAAAAAAAATATAACAAGGAGGGGGTCAGTCATCCGTGTTATGTGACGAAAGCGCCTCTGGCGGCTCCAAAGGGTTTTTACAGCAGAAAGAAAGAGAAAAGGAAAAAATATGATAATTAAATTAGAGATGACGGTCAATAATAAAAAGTATCAAATTGAATATGATGATATAACGAAAAAAGTTATTTCTGTTGATGATTATGACTTTATTTTAGTGGAATATGATAGCAGAAGCGGACATAATGTTTTTACAAGTATAGATTCATATGCTAAATATTTATTACTGAAAGATGACAATTTGAAATAAACACGTAAGATAATATATGGTCTGATACGCCATATTTGAATCCTCCCTGCCACCTGGTTTTGCCATTAACCAGGTGGCTCTTTTTTTGAAGCATATTTATTACATAAATAATGAATTACTTTCATGAGTCCCTAATGCAACTTCTCCAGTCAAATTATTCTATTCTCAATCGTTATGAAACAAACCTCTTTTGGGCTCAAGTGTATGCGCTCATCAAAGGTGTCATTAACACCAGTCAGCTATATAAATATCGTGATATTTCTTATGATGAGTTGGTTCAAATTGGCGCTGAGGCAATATTAAGTGCATCACCTAGGTTTGATATTAACTTTAAAACACCAAGTGGTAAAAAGGCGTCATTATTTAATTATTACAGTTTGACAGTGAAGAAGGCAATTTATTATGAGAGAATAAAACGCTATCAGAAAACCAAAGATGATGTGAATATAGAGCTCTACCAACCACATAGAGAAGAGACCTACATACAAGACAATTTTTTGAACAATGCAAACATTATAATAGATAAACTACATTGCTCAGAACGGATAAAAAACCATTATAGAGAAATTGCACAAGTAATACAAGAATATAGCGACACGCATAATAATTACTCAAAAGTATATATCTCAAAATATGTTCGAGCAAAGCTGCCACATATAACCAGACCAAAACTAATTTTATTTTTCAGGTATATAAGGCGTGGGTACAAGGAGATTAATGACTAAAAAAGAATTTAGAAAAACAAAAGAGTGGATCGAGTTTAGTAAAAGGTTAAGAGAGAAACATAATTATAGATGTGAGTTGTGTGGATCAAAAATAGGTGTTGGTGTTCATCATATTAGAGAAGAGAATTATGAAGATCTATCAGATGAGAATAATTTCGTAGTGTGTTGTTTTGTTGATCATAAGCGTATTCATAATTTGGCAAGTAGTAAGACAATAAACCTTGATGATTATTTGGATAAAATTAAACAAATCGTGTTGCGTATGAAAGATAAACATATATGAGTAAATTATATTGTTGCTATGTTAATTGTCGTAATTTTAGAATAGCAGGTAAAAGATATTGTGAGAAACACAAGCACTTAGAATATGATCCAACTAAAAGAAAACCATTTATTGGTGCAAAAAGAAGTAATGAAGGTTTATACAACACTGCAAGATGGAAGAAATTAAGAGCATACATATTAAAGAGAGATGGGTGTTGTTATAAATGTGGATCAATAGAGAAGTTGCAGGTTCATCATAAAATCGCTGCTAGGAATGATGAAGAGTTGTTTTTTAATCCTGCAAATTGTGTGTGTATTTGTTTTTCTTGTCATAGTAAAGAAACAAGGAGAGAAATTTGTGAGCGAAACGATTGGCATCTACAAAATAACTAATTTAGTAAATGGTAAAGTATATATTGGTCAATCATACCATATAGAAAGAAGGTTTATACAGCATCAATATAATAATAAAAAAACTGAAACATATTTTGAAAGAGCAAAAAAGAAATATGGAATTAACAATTTTAAGTTTGAAATAATAATGCAATTAAAGGATGGACCATTTACATCAAAATATTTGAATAGATTTGAGAAGCACTACATTGCATACTATAAAACAACTGATCGTAGATATGGATATAATGAATATGAAGGTGGGCAGGCAAGAAGAAACACTATTGAGGCGAATAAAAAGAGTTCACAGGCACGATGTGGTGAGAAGAATTATTGGTATGGTAAGAGAACACCCACTGCAAGAAGAATTAAGTGTATTGAATTAAATAAAGAATATGAAAGTATTAAACAAGCAAGCGAAGATATTAAAATTAAAGCATCAAATATAATAAGAGCATTAAAAGATAGTAGTGCAAAATGTGGTGGATATCATTGGGAATATATTAATAAACCGCATAAAATGAAAACAATGAAACATAATTTAAGGAAAGAAAAACATATCAATAAAAACATTATGCCTATTCAATGCATTGAAACAGGAGAAGTGTTTAAGACAAAGACAGAGGCAGCAAAAAGGTATAAAATAAACAGAATGTCTATACACCGAAATATTAATTTAGGTGAAGAGTTGAAGAAAATTAAATTATCTTTTTGTTATTATAGCCCCCATAGCACCACCCGGGATGACACCTAAGATACATCAACACTCCTCCCACTTTCTTTCACATTTGTCATTTATTATCCCCAACCTGAGGAGACAAGTTATATGAGTAGAATGAGAAAACCAGTTGAGCAATTAAAACTCGAAGGTACATATAGAAAAGATCGCCACAGTGAGAGGGATAAAGCCCAACAACAACTCGAACAAATTAGTAATGTAGGTGCAATTGAAATAATAATCCCAGAGTTTTTAACAAACAAAGTATTACAAGATAGATACAAGTTCCATTGCCAATATTTGATAGCATTAAAATTATTAGAGCCGCAAGATCTAGATTTGCTTGATATGTCGTATGATCTTTTACAACGTGCAGTTGATATAAGAAAAATGCTTGACGCTCTTCAGGCAAAAAATGTTTTGATGGAAAACAAAGACGACATATTGAAATATGATCAATTAAGTAAAATGTATATTCGCTACATTGATCGATATAAACAGATAGCATCTGTTTTTTATGTTTCACCCGTTGCTCGATCAAAATTAATTCTCGACGCCCAGCAAATCGAAAAAAATAAAATTGAGAAGAAGAGTTTAATGGAGCAAATGTTAGAGAGGAAAAATGCATAGGAGGAAATATGTTAAAACTAAGAGTATTTAATAAACCAAATGAAGTAGAAAAATATCTGCAAGTAAAACTATTTAATAAGTGGTTTACATTGTGGCACAAAATAAAATGACAATAGACCAACAAGCAAAATATAAGTTATTAGACAAGTGGTGTGACAGACATAATAAACCCGAGATAGAAAATATTGAAGGTTATGATATGTGCGAAGATTGTTTAAATAATATAAAAAACATAGGATCAGGTGATAAAAAATACACTGCTCAAGTATTAGAAGAAATAGCAGATATGATTAAAAAAAATGACAACGACAAATAAAGAAGCAAAAGTGGAGGTAGATATGGATAGCAGAGAAAAATATATTTTATTGGGTATATATAATATGGCGATGGAAAAATACAATATAAGGAAAAAGAATCTGATAGAAAGAATTTTAAAATCAATAAAAGAAAATAGAAAAAGGAATAAGTGGTAGATCATAATAAAGATGTAATTAAGTATTGCAATGATATATTAAAAGGAAAAATCCTCTCAGGTAAATATACTAAAAAAGCAATCAAGCGTTTTTTAGAAGACCTTAAACGTCAAGACGATCCTGGTTTTGATTATGTCTATCTCCCTGAATATGGCAACGCAGTTATTGAATTTGCTGAGACATTAAATATTCCTGATATAAAACGAGATGATGGAACAAAAAATCTTATACTTCTTCCATGGCAAAAATTCATTTATCACCAATTATATAGTTGGAGATATAAATCAAACCCAGAGAAAAGACGTTTTCGTTTTGGCTACACAGAGATAGCAAGAAAAAATGGTAAGACAACTGGATTGTTATTTCCTCTTGTTATATGGGACTTTATTGAAACAGATAGTGCAGAGAGTTATTTCGTATCAGCAGATGGTGAACAGAGTAAGAAATCATATCGAGAATTATTATATATTATTAAAGCAGATCCAACATTAAAAAATCAGATACAAGATACTGTCAGCGCAATCGTGTTAAAGCATTCTCGCATCTCGTTCTTTAGTGCCGAGAGTGTTGGTATTGATTCATATAAAAATAGTTTATCTATCATCGATGAATATCATCAATACCGGGAGAATAAAATAGTCACTGCATTTAGATATGGTGGTAGAGCGAGGTTAAATAACCTTACTTATATCATTACATCAGCAGGTTTGGATATTTCTCTTCCTTGCTATGTTGAGGCAGAGAGGTGTAAAAAGATATTAAACAAGATAGTAACTGATGAGAACTATTTTGGTATCATATATTCGCTTGATGATAATGATGATTGGCAAAACCCGGATTTATATATCAAAGCAAACCCATCGTTAGGAAGCATATTAGATATAGAAGTATTAAAAAAAGATCTTGCATCTGCACAATCAAATTCAAGTGAAGTTCCAGATTTTAAAAGCAAAACTTGTGGTTTATGGACACAAGCCACAGTTAATTGGATATCTCTCGATAAGTGGGATGCATCAACAAGTCAAGAATATATTGAAGATGAATTAGTTGGGCTACATTGTTGTGGAGCATTCGACTTGTCAAATATAAGCGACTTTACCGCCTGGACTTTATGTTTCAAAAAAGATGACAAGTATATTTTTAAGCATCGTTATTTTATACCAGAAGAAACAATTTATGCTCGGTTCAAGAAAGAGAATATAAACATATTGGAGTGGGTTGAAAAAGGTAATGTTGTTGCTATTCCAGGTGGGACGATTGATTATGATGTTGTTTATGACTTTATAAAAAAAGATATAGAGAAATATAAACCAAGACGTATCCATTTTGATAGTTGGAATTCTACTCAAATGATTAAAAGCATTGAACAGGAAATATCAACAGATTTATGTGTTCCATTTAATCAATCACTCAAAATGATGACAACTCCAAGTAAATTATATGAAAAACTTATATTCGATAGAAAGATAATAGATGATTCCCCTGTTCAAAGATGGATGATAAGCAACACACAAATTAAAGCAGACGTAAATGGAAATTACAAACCACTGAAAGATGATGTTCGTAAATCTGCAAAACGAATTGACGGTGTGATAACTGCTATTATGGCTCTTGATGCGGTTGAAAATACTGATGATATGGGTGAAAGCTCATTTGAAGAAATTATGTCTATAATCTAAATAGGAGACATTTATTAATGGGATTATTTAATAATAGGGCATCAAATGCCCATAAACAGAGGGCACTTGGTGCCCAGAAAAGAAGAGACGATAATTATTTTCCATTTGGTGTAAGCGTATTGTCTTCAACAAGTTCAACTACAGCAGAGAAACACCCAACATCAATTGCGTGTATGAACTTAATTACAAGCGCAATTGCTGCTATGCCATTGGATATATTTCAAGGCACAAAAAAAGCCACTGACCACTATTTATATCCCTTATTGCACGATGAACCAAATAGGGATGAAACAATTGATTTGTTTCTAAAGTTGTTAGTTAGAGATTATTACAATGGGAATATCTTTATTTATGTTTATCGTAATGATAGGGGGTTTCCTGCATCATTATTTAGGGTAGACCCAAATACCGTAGTTGTAAATAAAGATAGTTTTGGTATTAAAACATATAAAGTTGGAAATAAAGTTTATGATTACACCAACATTTTACACATACCATCACCATGGGG